TGGGCGGGTCTGTGGTTATCCAATGAGTATGCGTGGAGTGTGTCTGATACTGTTTCTAATTCTTTTATAGATGATCCAGAGCTAGCCGCCGCCCAGGCGTTAGAAAAGCCCGTCTTAAAACCATTAAAGCCCGTCAATAATTATTGGGCGGATGGTTATTATTCAGATTATGGGAAAACCTACTATCAAGGTTCGATTAAGACAGCAGATACCGATTATCTGGTAGAGGCTTATCTGGATGATTTTCTGGATATGGGTTATCGAGATGCGGGGAGTATATCTCTACATTCTGTCGATAGCTTTGCGAAGATCTACGGGATCGGGTCTTTTCTGGATATTGCGGATTTATTAGCTCACCACAACATTCCAGAGAGTGAGTTTATTAAGGCCGTTGAAGATCCAGAAACAGCTACTAAGTATTTCCCATTTCTTGAAATCGATAACGAATATGAGGTGTTTTAATGGATAAAAATAATTTGAGTATTGGCGTGTGTCTGGATGATCTGAATTTTCCCCCAGAGTATTTCGAGCTTATCGGTCTGCAAGGGGATTGCGTGATTCTCAGATCGTTAGAGGATCCCGATTCTGAGCCGCTTATTATCGAATCCAAGGGATTCTGGAAGTTAACCTAGTCTTACCTTAAGCAATACCAGAAAAGCCCGTTATAGCGGGTTTTTTTGGTACTGTTTTGGTTAGTAAGTACTTACACTTAAAATGCGGCGATCATATGCCAATTTTTAAGGCTTTTGGCGGGTTTCTATTCACTACCTAACCCCAGGGTATAGGGAAAGAATTACAAGCCCGTATAGATCGATTTAAGCCCGTTTCTGGGCATTTTAAGAAAAGGATTATCTTATGATCTGGATTTCAGGTATAAAAAAAGCTCGCTCAGCTAGAAAAGTGAGTGCTAACTATTCGAAAAACGAAGTGGGTACTCACTTACAGCGAAGTGGGCACTCACTTACATCAGGGAAACAGGGACAGAACAACCACCAGGCGTGGTATCTACGCCACAAAAATTAAGCTAAGTAAGGAGTTTCCCGGATTTTTGGCCAAGGTTTTGAATTTTCAAAATTTTGAGTTATGCTCTCTGGAAAGGATGTGTAAAAAACATGAATATTATTCTTGACTGGTTTGTAGGGTTATTAGTTGTGGTAGCTTTTTTCATGCTACAATGCTCGTTACAATAACTTGTGCTGGAAAAACAAGTTGTTTCCTGTGAAAAAAACCAAGGGGGTAAAAATGTCTGCATGGTTGATTGCTGTCATAGGTGTGGTATATTTAGTGGTGTCTGTTGACCTGTTAATTAAGGGACAGACTGGGCTAGGGATAGCTTTTGTAGGCTATGCGCTAGGAAATGTAGGGCTAACACTGGCAGCACTAAAATGATTAACTTCTTGCTAGTGCTGTCTTTTGCGCTTATCTTCGGTCTTTTACTGTCATATTGGGAGGACAAATAATGGTTAGAGTATCGGGTGTTCCTTACGAAGTAGAATTAGTGGATCAGTACATGAATGATATCTCAGAGCTAGAGCGTGAGAACTTTATGCTCAGGGCTAGGACAGAACGGTTAGAAGAGGAACTACGGACTAGCAATGAGTTACTAACCAAGTTAAACATTGAGCTTATCAACGAGAGGAACAAAAAATCCTCTATTTATGGAGATGACGGAAAATGAGATGCTTAAGTTGCAATGCAGCACTAACAGACTTTGAGGCTACTAGGAAGTACGCCAACACAGGTCTTTTTATAGACCTGTGTAACTGGTGTTTTGGTAGTGTTTCAGACCAGATTACTGCCTTAGAAAGGTCTGATCTAGCACATAACGAGGACACAGAAGATGACAACGATTCTCATTGTGGGTTAGATGTTGACAAAGACTTTTGAGTGTGCTATAATTCTATTTAGATACTAAACAGTAAGACTAAATAGAAAATTATTATTAATATTTACTTTAATAACTATTTAACTACTTAAAGGACTATTTAATATGAATGACGATGAACAGAGATTTATGGCTGAGATGCAAGAGGAAGCACACTACTGGTTCACTGTGTCTGCTATGGCTCGTCTGTCCTTGGATCAGGGTATTGGCAAAGTAATGGCTGATGTGATAAAATTAATGCACAAAGAAAAATCGAAAGGAGTTAATTGTGGCAGAACAGTTAAAGGCACACCAACCCTGTCCTGATTGTGGCAGTAGTGATGCCCTGACATACTACGACTGGGGCAGCAGGTGTTTTAGTTGTGGCAAGGCAAGGCGTAACGCTAACGCAGAGGAACCAGTGCAGAAACTAACCAAGGTGAACACTAAAGTGACTAATGTGCATGATCTGTCCTATGAGCAGGTGATTGACCGTAACCTGACTAGGTCTACCTGTCAGACCTACGGCATCGGTAACAAGGATGGCTACTACTATTTCCCGTATTACAACGAGGAAGAGGCGCTGGTGGCTTTCAAGCGTAGGAACATGGAAGATAAGCGGTTCAGCATCGAGGGTGACTGGAACAAGGGCGCTCTCTTCGGTCAACAGTTGTTTAGCAAGGGAGGCAAGTATGTTACTATCACGGAAGGGGAGTTTGACGCTGCGGCAGCGTATCAGATGCTGGGTTCTAAGTACCCTGTGGTTTCTGTTAGGAACGGCGCAGGCAACGCAGTCCAAGATATTAAAGCGAATTATGAGTGGCTCGACTCCTTCGAGAACATCGTCATTTGTTTTGACAACGATGATGCGGGTAGAGGAGCTGCTAATGCGGTTGCTGAAGTCCTTGGAACTAAAGCCAAGATATTTAAAGGACGCACAGGTATTAAAGATGCCTGCGAGTACGCCCACGAAGACAAAGACAAAGAATTCGTAGATCTATGGTGGAGGGCTGAGCGGTACACACCTGATGGAATCATCGATGGTGCTGGATTGTGGGATTTAGTGAATCAACCAGTGGAAAAGTCTGACGTAAACTACCCCTTTGGTGGGTTAAATGACCTAACTTACGGTATCAGGTCTGGGGAGATGGTCACTATCACGGCTGGATCAGGGCTAGGTAAGTCTCAGTTCTTACGCGAGATTGTGTATCATATCATCAACAACACTCAGGACAACATTGGTCTGCTGTTCTTGGAAGAGTCTGTGAAGCGCACTGCTAAGAGCCTGATGAGTCTACACGCTAACAAGCCACTGCACCTACCTGACATCGAGGTTACTAATGAAGAACTACGAGACTCTTTTGACGCTACATTGGGTACTGGTCGTGTGTATCTTTTTGATCACTTTGGCTCTACTGCCATTGACAACATTATCACACGAGTACGTTTCATGGCTAAGGCTCTTGATTGCAAGTATATTTTTCTTGATCACGTTAGTATCGTGGTATCTGCACAAGACAATGGTGACGAGCGAAAAGCCTTAGACGAGATCATGACTAAGTTGCGGATGGTGGTTCAAGAGACTGGTATTGCCCTGTTCTGTGTCTCTCACCTCAAGCGGCCTGACGGTAAAGGACACGAGGAAGGTGCAAGTACCTCTCTGTCTGCTCTACGAGGCTCAGGATCGATTGGTCAGTTGTCGGATATGGTGCTGGGTCTGGAGCGTAACGGACAGGCTGAGGACTTGAAGGAGAGGCATACAACCAGGGTACGGGTATTGAAGAACCGATTCAGTGGACTTACTGGCCCTGCCTGTGGTCTCTACTATGATCGGATTACTGGACGCATGAGCGAAACTGTTATGGAGGAACTATGATTGACTTTATCGAAGTAGGATTTAATAAATTTCATACCAAAAATCCTTGGGTATATGACAGGTTGCGGACTATGTCTTTACAATTGAAACAGTCTGGGTGTAACTCATACGGGATTGCAGCTCTTTTTGAGGTTCTTCGCTATGAATACGCCATGAAAACACAAAGCGATGATGGGTTTAAACTAAACAATAATTATGCTGCGCTGTACGCACGGAAATTGGTGCAAAACGAACCAGAACTAAAAGGATTTTTTAGAATGCGAGCACGCCGTTCACAAGTTGATGCGTGGGACAAGGAGAAGAACAGTGGCACATCCTGATCAAGCATTTGGAGATAAGACCTACTCGCAGTTTGGGGAAGACTTAATCCTACTGAATGTCTTTAACAAGTTGGGTATCGAGGATGGTAGATACTTCGATGTTGGGGCACACCATCCCTACAACATCAGCAACACTGCCTTGCTCTATGAGCGTGGCTGGAGAGGTGTCTGTGTCGAGGCTAACCCTAACCATATCAAGGCTTTTGAGTATCACAGACCGATAGACACGATTCTTAATGTAGGTGTCGGTGTTGTGGCTGGAGAGTTAGAGTTCTTTATGATCGATGACTTCTCTGGTAGGAACAGTTTTGATTACGATACTATCTTGGAGTTTATCAAGAACCATCCTGAGTTTAAGATAAGAACTGTAAAACAGGTAAAGGTTTTAACTCTTGATAGTCTCTTTGATATGTATGGTGTCCCTGATTTATTGTGTATCGACATAGAAGGGTTGGACTACCCAGTGCTACAAACGATGTTAGGTAGGCCGAAAGTCATCTGTGTTGAGAACCACGGTAAGGTAGAGTACTTCGATAACTTGCTAAAGCTGCTAAAGTATGATAAAATATTTAACACAATAGGAAACGGGATCTACCTACATGAGAGTTGCAATTGACATTGAAACTAATCTTAAGCATAATACTATTTGGTGTTGCTCTACTTATAATTTGGATACTAAAGAAGTAAAGACATGGACAAACGCACAAGACTTCAACAAGTTTATTCAGCAGGCAGTACTGATAATCGCTCACAACGGAATATCATTCGATTACCCCGTCCTAAACAGAGTCTGGAAGACTTCGATCAGACTGAGCCAAGTACGGGACACACTGGTTATGTCAAGACTATCAAACCCGTCAAGAGAGGGTGGACACAGTCTAGCCAATCTCGCAAAGCTAGTAAACCGAACCAAGAAGGAATACGACGATTTCGAGGGCGGCCTGACAGATGACATGATTCTGTACTGTCAAGAGGATGTAATCATTTGTGGTGAATTATATTTATACTTGCTTCAGGAACTGAAAGGATTCTCTGAGCAGTCTATTGAACTGGAGCACAAGGTGCAGGCTATCATTACTAAGCAGGAGAAGCATGGCTTTAAACTTGATACTGTGAAAGCCCAGTGCCTGCTTGGACAATGGAAGCGTAAACTGTCTGACATTGAAGAAGAGCTGCAAACCATCTTTCCACCAATCATCACTCAACGATTCAGTGAGAAGACGGGCAAGCAGTTGAAGGACGATGTTGAGGTATTCAATCCTGGTTCACGCCAGCAGATAGCAAAGCGATTAGTTGAGAAAGGCTGGAAACCTACTAAGCACACTGAGAAAGGAGCTGTAATTGTTGACGAATCAGTTCTTGACGGAGTTGATATTCCTGAAGCAAAGAGAATCGCAGAGTACTTACTCATTCAGAAACGGGTGGCTCAGGTTGAATCATGGCTTGAGTTTGTATCTGACGAGCGCAGGGTTCACGGTAAGGTCATCACCAACGGAGCAGTCACGGGACGTATGACACACCACAGCCCTAACATGGCTCAGGTTCCTAGCAGCAGTAGTCCTTGGGGTCACGAGTGTAGGGATTGCTGGACAGTGGACGAGGGTAAGGTCTTAGTGGGTGCAGACGCTAGTTCTCTTGAGTTACGGATGCTGGCCCATTACATGAAGGATGAAAGCTATGCAAAAGAAATCGTTGAAGGCGATGTACACACGAAAAACCAACTCGCTGCGGGTTTGGAAACAAGGGCGCAAGCCAAGACATTTATTTATGCCTTACTTTATGGTGCGGGGCCTGCCAAAATCGGGAAGATTGTTGGTGGTTCGGCAAAAGCTGGTCAGGAACTCATCAGTAATTTTCTTCGCAACACTCCAGCTCTCAAGAGTCTTAGAGAAAAGGTTGAACGCTTATCAGAACAAGGGACGTTACCAGGTTTGGACGGTAGGAAACTACAAGTGCGTTCCGCACACGCTGCGCTCAACACACTCCTGCAGAGTGCTGGTGCGATAGTGATGAAGCAGGGTCTTGTATTACTAAGCAAGAAGATACAGGAGCAGAAGCTTAACGCCAACTTCGTAGCGAATGTGCATGACGAGTGGCAGATAGAATGCAGTCAGGAAGATGCAGATGCAGTAGGTAAGTTAGCAGTAAGCAGTATCAAGGAAGCAGGAGAAGTCTTAGGTCTTCGCTGCCCACTAGACGGTGAATACAAGAAAGGAACGACATGGGCACAAACCCACTAGACTTTGAAGATGATTTTTGGAAGGACATGGAAGACGTGGTGTTTATCAATGTAAGGAAGGATCGGACTATTAATATGCAGACATCGGTTAAGAAGATGGAGGAACTGAAGAGTATCTTCAGCACTGCCTTTATGATGGCCATGTTTCAGGATATGAAATCTGATCCAAAAGATGTTGACAAGCTACACTAAACTAGTATATAATATTATTTGTAACTTAGAAAAGGAGATGTAAATGGAATTGAAACCGCTTAAAGTACAGGCAGAGATTATGTGGGCTTTCTTGGATACGCCTAACCAGCTATCAGGTAAGTACCAAGTAGACCTCTGTAACCTTACCAAAAGTGCTGTAGGTGCTCTATCGAGCATGGGTGTGAATGTTCTTACCAAAGAAGGCCAGCCTGAGAAGGGACAGTACATTACAGCTAAGTCTGTAAACTATCCTA